AAGAAAAGAAAAAACAAAGTTTAAAACAAAAAAGTAAAATTATGAAAGAGCAGAATGATGTAACAAAGGTTGAGTTTCTGATTACACTTAACAACAATTTTGTAGTTCAAAGATTTTTTAACGTAAAGGGTTATAACGAAAAGGCTGAAAATTCAGTTGATTTGTATGACTACGTTAAATATTTATCTGAATCATTACAAACAAAATTGAGAAATAAGTGTATGGTATACATGTTGGATAACAGATACCAAATCGAAGAAGACCCAAGCATTTTAGAAACATCAAACACAGACGGACCTGAGATATTTAACATAATCTTAAAGGTCGGAAACAAGACAATTTGTCATAGAATTATTGACGCGAAATTATACCCACCAAAGGTAAGATATACACTGGACATACGACCAGACATAAAAAACATTTTAAGAGAATTAACTGACATTTTATCAGATAAAAATTTATCTTACGACTACCTTAATTATTCGTTCGCTTAACTATATTTATCTAAAACAAGGAACAAAACTTATAAAATATGTCAGACAAAAAGAACTTCGGATACTTAGGAAATACTTTTCAAATTCAATTACTAAATAACATAATTACATACAAAGATTTCTCTAATTCCATAATTGAAGTTATTGATCCTCATTATTTTGATAACCAATATTTCAAGATTATTTGTCAAATGATCAAAGAATATTATTCAAAATATGAGCATACACCTACATTTGACACCATAGAACAATTAAGTAAATCTGAAATCAGTTCACCTATGGCTCAAAAGAGCATTTTAGATACATTAGAACAGGTTAAGAACGTTTCAGATGAAGGATCTATATTTGTTCAAGAGAAGTCCCTTAAATTCTGTAAACAACAGGAGCTCCAAAAAGTAATGACAAAAGCGCAATCAATCATCGACAAAGGTGATTTTGAAAGTTACGATAAGTTAGAAGAAATGGTAAGGGGAGCACTACAAGTTGGAGAAGTAGATAAGGGTACGACAGATGTGTTTTTTAACCTTGACGAGGTATTAGATGATGATTACAGACACCCAATTCCTATTGGGGTCCCCGGTATCGATAATTTATTAAAAGGAGGATTAGCCAAAGGAGAGATTGGCGTTATTTTAGCCCCTACCGGTGTTGGTAAATCAACATTCACAACCAAGATTGCAAACCACGCATTTAATTTGGGTTACAACGTTCTTCAAATATTTTTTGAGGACAACCCAAAAATTATCCAAAGAAAACACATTACACTTTGGACTGGAATTCACCCTGACGATTTAACTGAAAATAAGGGAGAGGTAATGGAAAAAGTTAAACAGATTCAAACAACAAGAAAAAATAAGTTGATTATGAAAAAGTTGGCATCCGATACTGTAACCATGAATCAGATTAAAAATCAAGTTAGAAAAATGATTGCCGAAGGAACAAAAGTTGATATGATTATTTTAGATTATATTGATTGTGTTGTACCTGACAAGAATATGGGAGATGAATGGAAGTCAGAAGGTTCAGTAATGAGAGGATTTGAGGCAATGTGTCACGAATTAGACATCGCAGGGTGGACGGCAACACAAGGGAATAGAAACTCAATATCATCAGAGGTTGTAACAACAGATCAAATGGGTGGATCAATTAAAAAAGCACAAGTTGGTCACGTTATTATTACGGTAGCAAAATCATTACAACAAAAAGAAATGAATTTAGCAACCATAGCAATAACCAAATCAAGAATTGGTAAAGATGGAATTATCTTTGAAAATTGTAAGTTTGATAACGGTATGTTAGATATAGACACTGAACAAAGTGTTACATTCCTTGGCCACGAGGAACAAAAAGAAGAAAAGAATAGGAACAGAATTAAGGAACTGTTAGAAAGAAAAAAACAAAAAGAACAACAAGAATCTTAAAATAAATTATTAAATTAAATTAAAATGGATATTTCGCAAAAAATATTAAGTGACATTACTGTCTTTATGAAATACGCTAAGTTTCAACCCGAAAAGAACCGGAGAGAGACTTGGGAAGAGTTGGTAACACGTAACAAAGAGATGCACCAACGTAAGTACCCCCACATCAAAGATGAGATAGAGGAGGTATATAAAATGGTATACGACAAGAAAGTATTACCGTCAATGAGATCATTACAATTCGGTGGTAAACCAATTGAGATTTCACCAAACAGAGTTTATAATTGTGCATATATGCCAATCGACCACGTCGACTCATTCTCTGAAACAATGTTTTTACTTTTAGGTGGAACAGGAGTTGGATACTCAGTTCAAAAACACCATGTTGAAAAACTACCAGATATTAAAAAACCAAACCCTGAAAGAACAAGAAGATACCTTATTGGTGATTCTATTGAGGGGTGGGCAGATGCCATTAAAGTATTGATGGAATCTTATTTAGGTTACAAATCATCAACACCTATATTTGATTTTTCAGATATCAGACACAAAGGGGCTATGCTTGTAACATCAGGAGGAAAGGCACCAGGACCTCAACCACTAAAAGATTGTATTCACCACATAACAAAAGTGTTGGATAACAAAAAAGATGGTGAAAAATTAACACCGATTGAAACTCACGATATCGTATGTCATGTTGCAGATGCGGTACTTGCGGGTGGTATTAGAAGAGCGGCACTTATATCTTTATTCTCGGCAGATGATGAAGAAATGATTTCTTGTAAGTCAGGAAGTTGGTGGGAACAAAACGCACAAAGAGGTAGAGCAAATAACTCAGCAGTACTTCTTCGTCACAAAATCACAAAAGAATTCTTTATGGATTTGTGGAAACGTATTGAGTTGTCAGGGGCAGGAGAACCGGGAATCTATTTATCTAACGATAAAGATTGGGGAACTAATCCATGTTGTGAGATCGCACTAAGACCATTCCAATTCTGTAACCTATGTGAAGTAAATGCTTCAGACATTGAATCACAAGAGGATTTTGAAAAAAGAGTTAGAGCGGCCGCGTTTATTGGAACATTACAAGCAGGATACACTGACTTTCATTACCTAAGAGACATTTGGAAACGAACAACTGAAAAAGATGCACTTATTGGTGTTGGTATGACAGGTATTGGTTCAGGTGTTGTATTGGGTTATGATATGAAAAAAGCATCTAAGATGGTTAAAGAAGAAAACGAAAGAGTTGCGACACTTATTGGGATTAATAAATCTGCAAGAACAACTACAGTTAAACCATCAGGTACATCATCTTTAGTATTAGGAACATCATCAGGAATTCACGCTTGGCATAATGACTACTATCTAAGAAGAATCCGAGTAGGAAAAAATGAATCAATTTATTCATACCTTGCCATTAATCACCCTGAATTAATTGAAGATGAATACTTTAGACCACACGATACTGCGGTAATTACTATTCCACAAAGAGCACCTGAAGGTTCAATTGTTAGACATGAGTCAGTATTTCAGATGTTAGAAAGAGTTAAAAAAGTATCTCAAGAATGGATTAAACCTGGTCATAGAAACGGACAAAATACTCACAACGTATCGGCAACAGTTTCAATTAAAGAAGATGAGTGGGATTTAGTTGGTGAATGGATGTGGAATAACAGAGATTTCTATAACGGACTTTCAGTATTACCATACAACGGAGGAACTTACACACAAGCACCTTTTGAGGATTGTACAAAAGAAGATTTTGAAAGATTGGTTAAAACATTGTCAGATGTTGATCTTACAAAAGTTATTGAGTTACAAGATAACACCGACCTTAGAGGTGAAGCCGCTTGTGCTGGTGGAGCATGTGAAATTGTATAAGTCATGAAAGCACAATGGGGAAACGATATAACGATAACATACCAAGTATTGTTGGCGTTTTATAACCAAAGAAAAACTAACTAAAATGAATGTAGGAGCATCAAAAGATTGGATACAACAACAATATGTTAGAGAGTTTGGACCAAAACTTCAACCAACTGAGTTTTATTATGATAGTCAAGGTAGAATGGTCATGACAGAAGAATACCATATGAAACGAGGAAAATGTTGTGGTAATGGTTGTTTACATTGTCCATACAAACCAAGACATGAAAGAGGGAATACGGACCTACAAGAAAAATCACTGAGAAATCGGTGATTTTTTTTATTTATATAAAATTATACCAAGTTATATTTATTAAATATGGCAAATGGTATAACATATGGAATTAACTTTCCTTTTAGACAAAGTATTAAAGGAAAATACTTATCACTTTCTGAAGAAACAGA